AAGCACCTTGATCCCGTGTTCATGGTGCGCGATGACGATTCTCAGCTCAAGACGTACGAGTTCTACGCCGAAAAGCATAACACAGAATTGAGCGTATACGACGGCACTGGCATCTATGGTGCGGCACAGACATATGACAAAATTATAGACGGGGCTGTTAAAATGAAGGTCGAGAAGCTCTTGATCCTCGACGACGACCTGTCTTTCGCGATGCACAACCCGATCATTGGTGCGACGCCTATCTTCAGGCGGACAACACCGGACGAGACGACAACGCTTTTGCAGCACATCGTTGACCTGACGTGTAAGCAGGTGCCAATGATGTCGCTCACGCCCATCATGAAGCGCTCACAGCCGGCCTTAGTGTCATACTGCGTACCGATGATGATGGCTTACTCCATCTACGTCCCGCACTTCAGGGACCATCCTGAGCACAGGTTCTGGGTCGGTAAGCACATCGAGGCGCGGTGTGACCTGAACCTGACGCTGCGGATGCTTACATCAGGCTTCTTGACGGCGTTCATGGCGTCGTGCTTCATTCCCGACAACGTCAACAACCCCGGCGGTTGCTCGACGTACCGCGACATAGAGTGCGAGAAAGCCTCAGTAGCTTATCTTAAATCAACCTATCCAGGCTTTGTTTCAACTAGGTTGAAACGTGGGTGGGTAGGTGACGATACTATCATGCGCGAGGCGCCCATCATTCAATGGAAGGAAGCGTTCAACTACGCCGCCTTCCGAGAGCAGTTCGGTGAGCGTGCGATAGACTTCACGACGCGGCACCTGGCAACGTACGAAACGATGTACGCCAACTTTATAAAGGAGCTAAGGAAATGACACCATTGGACATGACGGAAGTGATAAACGGCAAGCGTTACTTCACTGTTAAAAACTTTGCCATAGCTACTAACCGCTCTGAACCGAGCGTTCGCTTCCTCATGTCCTATGGCAACAGGATTCGTAAGTTGAACACAGAGTACATCATGGATAAGCCATTGATACCTTATGCTGAGCTGACCGAGTTTCCCTTCACTCTACCCGGTCGTAACTCGGACGAGGTGTATCACTATGACGCAGAAGGCAACATAGTGACGGAGTCATAACATGATAACAGAAGAAATACGCATACTGCTAGACGAAGCTCAAGACTATTGTGACCAAAACGATAAGTCAACTGAATTTATGATCCAGTATATGCAAGATTTTGCAGACGTGTCGTATGATACTGTAATAGCGTATCTAAACGAATAGTGTGTAGGAGTGATTATGCAGTTCAAGACTAAGCCTTACGAACATCAGTTGACGGTGTTCGAGCGGTTCAAGGACAGACCGTACTTTGCCTTATTTGCCGACATGGGCACAGGCAAGACAAAGATGTCCATTGACATAGCAGCTCATAAGTTCATTGAAGGCCAGATCAACGCTATGCTAGTCATAGCGCCTAATCACGTTCATACACAGTGGCTCAACGAAGAGTTCCCCAAGCACTGCGCAGTTCCTTACGAGCCGTTCGTGTGGCGCTCGGGTCAGATAGGTCGCAAGATATACAAGCGTTTGTTGACCAACTTCATTGCTGCCAACAAGCCCAGTGTGCTAAATGTATTGGCTGTGAACGTTGAGGCATTTCAGAGCGACACCGTCATACCTTACATAGCAGACTTTGTGAAGCTTCATCGGCCGTTCATTGTGGTTGATGAGGCCACTCGCATAAAGAACAGCAACGCCAAGCGTACCAAGACGATTCACAAGCTGACTAAGTACGGTCAGCGCGCGATCCTTACAGGCACGCCTACAGCCAAGAGTCCGTTTGACCTGTGGTCCATGATGGAGTTCTTGAAGGCCAACTACTTCAACTGCAACTACTTCATCTTTCAGCACAGGTACGGCATCCTCATGAAAGGTGTCAACATGGCGTCAGGCGCGAAGTACAACGCCTTGATCGACGAGAAAGGTTACGCCATAGTTGCGAGCACAATAAAGCGGATGAAGGAGCAGCGTGGCGGCGAACTAATGCCTGACGACTATGAGGCGATCGCCACCATGCGAGGTACGTCTGAGAAGAATGTACGCTTCATAGAGCAGCACCCAACCTTCACGAGGTTCAAGCGCCTAGATGAGTTGCGTGACTACATGAAGGACGATGTCTTTGCAATAAGAAAACAGGACTGTTTGGACTTACCACCCAAGGTCTACGAGCACGTCTATGTTGACATGACGGCGGAGCAGAAGCGCATCTACAAGAACTTGAAGCAAGAACTGATCGCTCAGTATGACGGCAAAGAGGTTACGGTAGCCAACAAGGTGGCCTTAACCACCAGACTCATGCAGATCATTGGTGGCTTCTTTCCGTACACCGAGACTGAGCAACACTTTGACGGCAAAGAGTGGTACGATAAGCAAGTTGGTAAGGGTCAGTTGATAGGCGATACAAACGCTAAGTTTGAAGCTTTGAAGGCCGACCTTGATGAAGTAGACTTTGACGTTACCAAGGTCATTGTGTGGGCTCACTTCGTGGCTGAGTTAAAGTACATCTATGACGAACTCAAGAAGTCGTACAATTGTTGCTTGTACTACGGCGGCACAGGCGATCTGGAACGTAAGCGCATCATAGAGGACTTCAAGGCTGGTAAGTACGACATCTTCATTGGCAACGCTGCCACTGCAGGCTTTGGTCTGAACCTGCAGAACGCCACGCTGCAGTACTACTTCTCCAACACCTTCAGGACTGAGGATAGGCTACAGGCTGAGGACAGAAGTCACCGCATTGGCGTCAAGTCGACCTGCGTGTACAAAGACAGCATTGTCAAGGGTACGATTGATGAGCGAATCTACGCCAACATATCGTCAGGTCGCGACCTCAACGACTACTTCAAGTCTGTATCGCTAGACGAACTCTTGACTGTTGAAGAGGAAGTTGAGGAAGCTGAGGACGCAGATGAGTAAGATACTTGTGATAGGCGAATCAGGTGAGCGACCATGGTACGATGGCATAGGCGCTAAGCGTCTGTGGAGTTGGTTTGGTGCCAAGAGCTACGCCGAGATGCTTTCTATTGCTGACCTAATGAACGTGATACCTGTGAAGGGTAGTAACGTGATAGACGAGCATCACCTTGCTAAGGTAGTTGCAGCTGTTGAGAGCCACGAGTTGGTTTACTTGATAGGCAAAAAAGCTCAGGTGCTCATCACTGGTAACTACGATAAGCGCCTGATGTGGCACGAAGGTAAGTTTGTTGGCCTGCCACATCCATCAGGGTTAAACAGACAAGTAAACACGTTGAGCAAAGAGAACATTAAAGCTTTAGTGCAGATAGGCGTTAGAGCTAAGGAGGGTTTGTTAGATGCTTAAAAGAATTTGGGCAGTTGTGAGCGATCCAGACTTCTACGCCTTTCAGCAGAGGGCGAAGAAAGAGGGTATGGACATGGGTCAGGCGTTAGCCAGCATAGTCCATATGTATGCTATGGGTCAAGACGTCAAGCACGCTGACGTTACGAAGCACAAGGACCAGTTGGACTACCTTAAAGCTCGTGACGAAGGCTCAAGTGCTAGACCTCACTTGAGCGAGGTACAGGGATGAGCAGACTTGTTACAGCATCATTGATTAGCTCCATAAGTTGGTACAAGAACTGCTACCCTACGCAAAAAGCGAAGGCAGCACGTGACCTCAGAAACATGCTTGGTAGGATAGCTACTCCGCCGACGCCCGCACTTCTTCTAGGCATCAAGTTTGAGAACGCAGTAGTCAAAGCCACAGCGAAGAAGCCCGAAGAAATAGAAGGCAACGACCACTTCAAGTGGATCGTGGACGAGACGCGAGGTGGCGAGTTTCAGCGTAAGACTACGTCTATGCTTAACATAGATGGACAAGACTACTGTCTGTACGGTAAGATAGATGCTTGGTTCCCTGACGTTATTAAAGACATCAAGACTACCAGCAACTACAAGGGCGAAGATAGCTACAAGAAGTCGTTTCAGCACAAGATATACCTGTACAACGAAAACATGCAGAAGTTCCGCTACGTTGTTGGTGTGTTTGACGACTTCCAGCGTATTGTTGACCACCACGCCGTAGACGTAGAACTGACTGATCGTCTTGCACTTGAGCAGGACATAGTGAACACAATAAAGGAGGCAGTTGCTTTTCTCAAGTCAAACACAGATTTGTATAATCTGTATGTTACCACGTACTCTAAGTACTAACGGAGGTATGTAGGATGGAGACCCCAGTTTTCCTGCAGAAAGCAGGACCAGATCAAGTCGAGGACTCTGAGCTTGCACAGCTCGAAGAGCTCGTCAAGACTTACAAGACGCTTGAGCGCGACATTGAGGAACAAGAAGCTGTGCTAGCAGAAAAGAAAGCAGCTTTCAGGACCGTCTCGCAAGAGAGCATCCCGATGCTACTCAATCAGCACGGCCTGTCGGAACTCAAGCTCAGGAGCGGCGACAAGATCATTGTTAAGGAAGATGCCTCGGTGTCTGTTCCTGACACCAAGAAGCAGGCTTTCTTTGCGTTCTTGAAGGAACGCGACGAAGAGGACATCATCAAGCTGAACATCCAGTTCAAGAAGATGCCCGCCGAGATGCAGCAGCAGTTGTTTGAGTTCCTCAACAACTACAACTATGAGTACGAGTCCGATCGTGGCGTGCACCCAATGACGCTCAAGTCGTACTTCAAGAAGCTACTCGGCGTTGGTGACGAAGATCGAGCTGCTGGTATCGCCGCTGGCAAGTATCTGCAGCCTCAGGACGTGGAAGAAGTTGTCAACGTCTTCACGTTCTTCAACACAAAGATAAAGTAAGGAGCACATTATGGAACTCAAGAAAGAAGAGCAGAAAGTTCAGGACGAGAAACTCAAGGCTGCCGCTGACATGGCTTTCAACGACACGGACACCATGGAAGGCTTCGAGGACATCAATGGCAACACCATGTCTATTCCGTTCGTTCGTATCCTTCAGAAGCTCAGCCCTCAGCTTGACAAGAAGAAGCCCGAGTACATTCAGGGCGCTGAGGAAGGCGACTGGTTCAACAGTGTGACAAAGGAAGTCTATGGCGCTGCTATTAATGCGGTCGTGCTCAAGTTCGAGCGCGTCTACATTGAGTGGAAACCCAATCGTGGCGGCTTTGTGGGTTACCACACCGTCGAGAACGCCGAGCGCATTGCGGTCGACACCACGTTCGGAAACTGGAAGACGAAGGAAGGCAATGAGCTCAGCGAGAATTACGTCTACATGCTGCTCATCGACGGCCACGAGAAGGAAGGCGTCGTTGTCCTGTCCCTTTCTTCGAGCGCCATCAAGGTAGCACGCGAGTGGAACAGGCTCATGACCACCCACGTCATGAGCAACGGCCAGAAGGCCAAGCCGTACTACCTCGTGTGGAACATCTCGTCCGACTACAAGGAAAACGACAAAGGCACGTGGTATATGCCCAAGATCAAGTTTATGCGCTACATCAACGAAGAGCAGTACGCCATCACGGGCACTGAGCGCAAGGCCCTGCCTTCCAAGAAGGTCGACTATGCCCAGATCGAGCAGAAGTCGTCTATCGACACGTCTGAGTTTTAATAAGTAAACATTCAAGGCGGCTGCTTCACTGTAGCCGCCTTCAGGGGGCGCTATGTTTGTTACGTCTGGACAGTCAATGAATGTTATATACAGTGATGTGTGTAAGGCTATCACATTGGCGCCAATAGTAAGCGCAAGAGGACTGACTACTCAAGAAGTAATTGAAGCTCACATTGTGCTGTTCAATCCTAGAAATAGTATTGTTACCTTGACAGAACGCCATTTAGACATGCGCTACTGTTTAGGCGAGTTGTGTTACTTTCTTGACGGCAGAACAGACTTAGCATCAATATACGCTTACTCCAAGTTCTGGGCTAAGGTTAGTGACGACGGCAAGACTGTGAACTCAGCCTACGGCCATAGACTATTTTACATTAAGAATAATCATGGCCTGCGACAACTTGAGTATGCTATAGACGTTTTGATGGACGATCCGTACTCAAGAAAAGCAGTAATGCCTATCTACAACATGCACGATGCGCATGAGTCTAAGGACAATCCATGCACAATGTTTGTGCAGTTCCTTATTCGCGGCAGCAGTCTTGAGTGTCACGTGACAATGCGATCTAATGACGTATGGCTTGGTCTGCCTTACGACGTTTCGTTCTTTACGTTGGTGCAACAGATAGCTTACACTAAGCTTAAGGCCAAGTATCCTGACCTTAAACTAGGCTGGTACTTTCACAATGTTACGAGTCTGCATGCTTACGAGAAAGACTGGGTAGGTGTTAGTCAATGTGCTGTAGCACAAACACGTGAAGTAGCACTTGATCCAGTACCAGCGCTTACTGACGTAGACATTGATACCTGGTTTAATAACTTACTTACGTTTGAGAAAGCTCAACGCGGGTGTGGCCTGTTTAAGAACGTAGATAAATCAACAGCATTTCAAGATTGGGGAAAAGCTCACTTAACAAACTCATCAAAGGCGTAAACAGATGGCCTACGAGATACAGTCACTTCAGCTTGCCGAATACATGGATTTGTTTGCTGGCAACACGAGCAACTATGGTGTGCATCAATATAACTTTACCAAGGAAGGTAAAGAGACTGGCAAGAACTCAACAGAGACTAACAAGCTATTGACTGTTGAGCAGTATAAGGCCCACTTGCTAGGCAAGATGGGTTTAGGCGTAATTCCTATAAACGAAGACGGCGAAGCTAAGTTTGGTGTCATAGACATTGACGTTTATGACACTGACTTGTCTGCTTACATAGAAGCTATTGAAGAGCACGACTTTCCGTTAGTGCCGTTTAAGTCCAAGTCTGGTGGCCTGCACATATACATGTTCATGCGACAGGCAGTTGCAGCCAAGTCTGTTGTTGACATGCTTAATAGAATGGTGTCAGTATTGTGCCTAGATATTTACATAAAACAGAAATTAAACCGACTTATAGAGATATTTCCTAAGCAGGTTAAGGTTAACGTAGGCAGTGTAGGTAGCTGGATTAACTTGCCTTACTATGATGTAGAACACACCCGTCAGTATGCAATAGTAAGAGGAAAGAAACTCAATTTTGATGATGCACTTGCTTATGCCAAGTCAAAGCGTAAGACGCTGGCTGAAGTCAGAACTTTCTTGGATGAGATGCCTAACGCTGAAGGCCCGCCATGTCTTCAGTCTATAGCTCTGCTTAACGCAGTAAGTAAAGGCGGCGGCCGCAATAACTACCTGTTCTCGTTTGGCGTGTTCTTGAAGAAGTCTGACCCAGAGTTCTGGGAGCAGAAGTTGTTTGATGTTAACAACGCTATGCACGATCCACTGCCAAGGGATGAGTTAGAGAACACTATCATAAGCTCACTCCGCAAGAAAGACTACGCCTACAAGTGTCTAGACGCACCGTGCGTAGACTTCTGTAGAAAGGCTGTGTGCAAGACTCGTGAGTTTGGCATAGGTAAAGAAGGCGGCTACTTCTCTGAGCTTGAGTATGGTCGCCTGATTCAAGTAAAGTCGTACGAACCTTACTATGAGTGGGATGTGCGCGTGATGGGTAATGAAAGTTTTAAGCGACTACGTTTTCAAAGCGAAGCTGAAATAATAGGTCAAGATTCGTTCTTAAGGCTCTGCTTTCGTGAACTTCATGTATTGCCTGTTAAGTTGAAACAGAGCGAGTGGTATAAGCTGATCAATCAAGCCCTTAAAGAACTTGACATTGTTAGAGTTGAACAAGAGGACGACACAACACCTATTGGTCTGTTTAAGTCTATCTTTGTTGAGTTCCTTACAAAGCGTGCTATGGCTCAAACAAAGGAACAGATACTTAATAAGCGTGTGTACTTTGATCACGCTGAACAGTGCTTCTACTTCCGTACGCAGGACCTCAGTGACTTTGTGTTCTTAGTGAAAGGCTTCAAGTACTACATGCCTGGCGTCATTCACGGCTTACTTAGAGACTTTAAAGCTGAGTCCGTACGCATCAAGACGGAAGGAGGAAAGCAGTTAAGGGTCTACGCTATAAAAGAGAAAGACGTAGAAGCTATGGGTTACATGGAGACTGCCACATTTAAGGCAGAATTTACTAATAAGCAGGAGCCATACTAATGGACAACATTCACATGCTGTTTGGCGCGCCTGGTTGTGGGAAGACTACACGCTTGATGGGTATATTGACAGAAGAGCTCAAGCAGAACGATCCTAACAAGATCGCTTTTGTTTCATTCACCCGCAAAGGTACGTATGAAGGCGTAGAGCGAGCCAAGCAACTATACAGCCTAAAAGACGAGGACCTACCTTACTTCAGGACGCTGCACTCTATAGCGTTTAGGTCAGGCGACTTCACTAAGTACGACATGATAAGCAAGCAAGATTACAAAGAGTTTTCAGACGCGATGGGCATGAAGTTTACAGGCTACTACAACGAAGAGTTCTACTCTAATGACGACAAGTACCTGTTTATGCACTTCATGAAGCGCAATAATCCAATTATGGCTAACAGATACGCCTATGGTCTTGACACAGGCGTGTTGCGCGATGTGGAGTACAACTACGCTAAGTATAAAGACTTTGCAAAAGTAAGTGACTTCACCGACATCGTTGAACGCTTTGTTGAAGCAGGCGAGTCGCTGCCTGTTGACATAGCGATCATTGACGAAGCGCAAGACCTGACAACGCTTCAATGGCGCATGTGTGAGGTGGCGTTCAAGAACTGCAAACGGGTGTACATTGCTGGCGACGACGACCAAGCAATATACGAGTGGTCTGGTGCTGACGTTCAGTACTTTTTGAACATCAAGGCTCAGAAGCGCGAGATACTTGACAAGAGTTACAGACTACAGCGTAACATACTTGATGTTGCCAAGCGCGTGTCTGGCATGATAAGCACCCGAGTTGACAAGAACTTTGAGCCTGTGAATGACGCAGGCGATGTGTTAGTGTATAACTCAATAGACGATATTAAGCTGAACACTAATGAGTCGTGGTACTTCATTACACGCAACAATTGGTTTCTGTCACAGTACAGAACTTATCTTCGTAAGCAATCAAGGGTGTTCATGGATAAGGACAAGCTTTCGTTTGATCCTAAGCAGATTGAAGCCATCAACACCTTTGAGAACGCTCGAAGACGTGGCAGGCTGACTGACACAGACGAGGTCAAACTCAAGTTACACACTAAAGGCAAGCCTGACATAACAAAGCCTTGGTTTGAAGTACTTGACTTTGACAATGACACAATGGCTTACTATCGTGACTTAGTTAGGTCCAGAACGAACCTGCAAGACAGGTCAATAATGGTCAACACAATCCATGGCGTCAAGGGCGGTGAAGCTGACAATGTGGTGTTGACGCTAGACTTCACGAAGGCTGTGAGAAACAACATGGAGAACAACCCAGACTCTGAACTGCGCTGCCTGTATGTTGCAATAACTCGGGCTAAGAAGCACCTGCACATCATTCATTCCTCGTCGAGGAACGGTTACGATAACTTTGTGAGGTTAGGCATATGAAAGCAGTAGACATCTATGCGCAGATACTTGACAAGAACGGTTTGAAGCATCAGTACACTGTGGCCATTGAAGAGTTGGCTGAGTTAACTAAAGAGTTGACGAAGGCTATACGCGACAAGGTATCGTACGCCCACATTTGCGAAGAGATTGCGGACGTAGAGATATGCATCGCGCAGATCAAGCAGACAATACCAAGGGCACAGACACAAGTGAATTTGTTTAAGACTTTCAAGCTTAAGCGCCTAGAAAAGTTGTACATAGAAGGAGTTGAAAAATGAAGAAGCCCGAAGGCAAGCCAGAACTTGGCTTGGTGTACAGATCAACACTTGTTGCTATTGCCCGCGTCAGGCGTTTTGGTATTGACAAACATGGCAACAGCGAAGATTGGCGCACGACGCCTATTGAATCGCACCATGACGCCATGTTACGCCACCTGTTTGCGTACATTGAAGGCGAAGAGTTTGATCCCGAGAGTGGTGAACCTCATCTGGCCCACCTGATAACCACAGCATCCTTTGAGATAGAGCGTAAATATGGTGGTGTACATACTAATATTGTACGATTAAAATCTTCAAGATAGACACTGTATCTATAGATTATATATTTGACCATGAATATATATGACTGATGTAAGATAATTTATAGCGACACTGGTACTAAAGACTGAGAACAATGAAATGGAGGACATTCCACATGGAATTAGTAATTAGGCCCGAAGATGCAGTTGTTGAGCGCCCAACAGAGTTTGTTGACGACGCCTTTGATACACGGCGTCTCTGTGCCTGTGGTAGGATGTTTACGCCTTACCGTAAGTTTCAACGCTACTGTAGTGATAAGTGTAGAGTGAAGTATAGCAAAGGTAAGGCTTCAGCGTACGTCAAGAAGACGTACGAGGTACGCAAGTGCAAAGAGTGTGGCAAAGAGTTCAGGACCAATGATGATAAGCGTCACTACTGCAGTGACGAGTGTTATCAGGCTTATCAACTAAAAAGAAGAAAGCCACAAGAGCTGAGAACATGCTTGGTGTGCGGGCGAGAGTTTACATCTTCACACTGGCTCAAACGATACTGCTCGGAAGAGTGTAGAATGGAGGCGCATAAACATGAGTGACGACGTACTTTATCCTGACCTGTCAGGTGCAAAGCAGATAGCGTTTGATATTGAAACCAAGGACCCTAACCTAACTGACTTAGGACCTGGCGTGTATCGTGGCGATGGACACATTCTTGGCTGCTCAATAAGCGACGGTACGTTCAGTGAGTACTACAACCTAGGTCATTATGACGTGGGTCGCGATGAGCGAGCAAAGAACGTAGCGTACCTGCGTGACGTGCTTGGCAACAACGTGCCTAAGCTTGGTCAGTCGATCGCGTACGACATTGACTGGCTTGAGAACGGCGAGCACAAGATCAAGGTCAACGGCAAGTTAGGCAGCATAGAGATAGCAGAGGCGCTTCTTGACGAGACCCAGGCAGAGTACAACATGGAGTTCATGGGCCAGAAGTACCTTGGTATAGGCAAGGAAAAAACTGATATTGATCGCTTTTGTGAGGAAAACCATCTCAAGGGCGACTCTCGAGCGTGGCTCTGGAAGATGCCTTGGAAGCTCGTACGCAAGTATGGTATTCAAGACGCCGTGTTGCCAATACGCATCTTTGACATTCAGCGACCTATGCTTGAAGAGCAAGAGTTGCTTGAGTTGTTTGAGATGGAAAGCGAACTAGTCAGAGTACTCGTGCTTATGCGCAAGACTGGAACTAGAATAGACACTGACAAACGTGACAGAAACGGTCTCATGGTTCAAAACATGATAGAGAAAGGCGAACATGAGCTGTTCAACCTGTTTGGTGAGTTCAACTACAACAGCAGCATGCAGGTGGCCAAGATTCTTGACAAGCAAGGCATACCGTATCCTATGACTGCGCCTAAGCTAAAACCTGATGGTACCTACACCAAGGGTGGAAGTCCAGCGATCAACGCATACTTCTTCAAGCGCTACAAGGACGAGATACCTTTGGTCAATCAGATTTTTGAGCTGCGCCAAGCTCGACATCACCTTGACACGTTCATCATGGGTAGCCATGTAAAGTTTGTTGGCCCCGACGGACTCATGCATCCTCAGTTCTTCAACATGCGTAACGACAATCTAGGCGCCTTGAAAGGTACACGTTCCGGTCGCTTGTCAGGCGCCAACCCCAACCTTCAGCAGCAACCTTCAAGAGGCGTAGACGAGTTTTGGGGTCAGGTATGTCGAGAGGACTTCATACCGTTTGAGAACTGCTGGTGGCTCAAAGACGACTTCTCACAGATTGAGTATAGATTCATGGCGCACTTCGCAGTAGGTCCAGGTTCTGATGAACTACGCGCAGCATACAACAACAACGCCGATCAGGACTACCACCAGTTCATCATGGACTTGACAGGTTTGAAGCGAAGGTATGCCAAGAACTTGAACTTTGGCGTGGCGTTCGGAATGGGCGCTGAGCACATGGCAGAGTTGTTTGGCTGGGAACTTGACTATGCGTATGAGATACTGAACATCTACCACTCAAGAGCGCCTTACATTAAGACTACAATTCAGAGCGTCGAGCAGGTTGCCAAGCGACGTGGGTACATCAAGACGTTCCTGAAGCGTCGATCGCACCTTGTGGATCCAAAGAAGGCGTACACAATGTACTGCCGACTAGTTCAAGGTTCTGCAGCTGACCTAATGAAGATGTCCATGCTCAAGTGCTACCACGCAGGCTTGTTTGATGTGCTCTATCCGCACATAACGGTGCATGATGAGCTCGACGTGTCGATGCCCAAAACTGTTGAAGGCATTGAAGCTGGTCGCGAGATGCACAACATCATGGAGCATGCCTTGACACTCAAGGTGCCTATCAAGGCCGAACCAGAGATCGGTCCAAACTGGGCTAGCATAGACGAGTTCAAGTGGGAAGATTTGTACAAGGAGATAGGCAAATGACAGAGTTAAAACCAGGCACTAGAGTTAAATATACACCAACTGGTGAAACAGGTACAGTACGCTTAAACGCTTATAACGGTAGTTATTTTGTTGTGTACGATCATAAAGACGAAAAAGCAACACTAACAAGTGATTGGTGTGCACAGTTAACACCCGCAGACAAACTCGAGGTAATACATGAAGCGTGAATCAAACTTCAGGGGCGCGCTTGGTCAAGCCATACGAGCCACACATAACATAGCACAGCCTATAGAGTCAGGTTCAACGGGCTTAGGCATACCTGATATGTTCATACGCACATCAAAGGTGTCAGTGTGGGCCGAACTAAAGAATGAAAGGTATAGAATAAGCTATCCGTACTATGTGTCGTTCAGGCCCGGTCAAGCATCTTGGTTGGAGCGCCACTACAAACTTGGTGGCATATCAGTATTAGGCATATCTACACCTGACGGTGACTTCTTCTTTGTTAACGAGCACATACGCAGAGTTTATGAGGACGACCTCAGTAAGTACTGTGATTATTATTGTACGCACATCATTGGTC